TTTTTAAAATATATTTTTATGATAGAATAGGAGGATGGAAGCGATGCCAAGCGATGCGCCAATGGCGCAGGACAAAGGGAAAAACGGCACGCCATCCCTATTTAATGATCAAGTTGCGCAGGAGGTTATTGATGCATGCCGTAGCGGGTTCACGATTGAGAAAGCGGCTGCCCTGGTAGGCTTATCGCCTAGCACAATAAAAAGCTGGTGTACTCGTAAGCCTGAGTTTGCGCGCAGGGTGGAGACTGCGAGAAAAAAGCATGAGCTGGCACTATTGCGCGACATAGAGCTAGCAGGGCAAAAGAGTTGGCAAGCGAAAGCCTGGATGGCGGAAAGGATCTACCTTTACAGCGTCCCCAGCGCGCGCGTCCAGGTAAACGGCAGCGTTGAACACGGATTGAGCGCAGGATTGGCGCAGATATTAGCAGGCTCTCTATCAAAAAAAGAAAAGCCAGCGCAAGTGATTGAGGCGCAGGCGATTGAGCAGGCCATAAGTTTACCTCATAGTAAAGACAATACTTATTGTGCGACAAACGAAAGCGTGCCAAAGGTTGAGCAGCAAACCCAACCCAACCCCGCAGTCATCGAAGCGCCAAAGCGCAAGCGTCACGTTCCAATGCGCAGGCGAGTTCCGCGCAAGGTTGGGGCAGGGGATACCACCACGCCCCTACCCACACCCCCATCCCCATAAAAAAATCTCTATACCCCCCCAAGTATTTGCGACACAAAATAAAAAGAGGTCTATAGTGGGCAAAACAACCAAACCCCCCAAACGCACACCAGAGGAGATTTTAGCGGAAATCCAATCACCAGCAGGATTCGCAAAACATGTACTTGGACTTGAGTTATATGATTGGCAGAGAAAGGTTTTACGCGACTTGCAAGACAAAGACTGCCGAGTTGCGCTCAAAGCAGCCAACGGATCAGGCAAGACCAGCACAGTAATCGCCTCCATTTTAATTTGGCATGCGTTCTGTTTTAAGGGAAGCATAGCTACGACAACCGCTGGCGTTTGGAGGCAGGTCGAGAAACAATTGTGGCCTAGCCTGCGCAAGCACATTGCGCGAGTGGGTGGAAATTGGGAAGTCACCTCAGGCGAAATCCGCTACATATTTCCAGACGGCAACATGAGCAGGATCGTTGGGTATAGCGCGACAGACCCAGGGCGAGCGGAAGGGTTCCATGCCGATGACCACGACACCATGCCGTTGCTAATTGTGGTGGACGAAGCCAAGTCAATTCCAGACCCACTCTTCGAGGCTCTGTGGCGTTGCCAACCAACTCGCGTATTGCTCGCCTCCAGCCCTGGTGCGAGTACAGGCGCGTTCTATCGCGCATTCACCAAGGAATCTGCGATGTGGAAGAAGCACACAGTAACAGCGTTTGACTGCCCACACATTACCAAGGCGCAGATCGACGAGGTGTTGCAAAGGTACGGCGAGAAACATCCCCTCACTCGCTCAATGGTCTATGGCGAGTTTGTGGATATCGGATCGGAAAGCCTAGTGATTAACTACAACTCCCTCCAGGGATGCCAGAACAGCCCACCTGACTTTAAGCCTGGGAGCAGGACCGCTGGGGTAGACTTTGCAGCAGGTGGCGATTGCAACGTCTTGTGCATTCGAGATGGCAACAAGATCCTTCCCATCATTGCATGGCGCGATAAGGACACGATGGCAGCGGTTGGCAAGTTCATCGTCGAGTTTAAGAAGGCTGGGCTAAAGCCAGAGGACATCTATGCGGACGCGAGTGGATTGGGTATGCCAATGTGCGATGCTTTGGCCGAGGCTGGGTGGAGAGTGAACAGGGTTAACTTTGGTGGCACGCCTAACGATGCTGATGCCTACACCAACAAGTCGGCTGAGATGTGGTTTAACATGTCAAAGAAGATTGGGGATCGCGAGATCATCCTTCCAGAGGATGACGATGACCTAATGGCGCAATTGACCTGTCGCAGGACTGTGACCAACAGCAGGGGCAAGCTTGGGGTGGAATCTAAGGATTCCTTGCGTAGTAGGGGTATCGCCAGCCCTGATCGAGCGGATGCGTTGGCATTGTGCCTGGATGGTGGTAATATCCGCTGGGACTTGACTTTCCCCACGGAACGGCCAACTTGGAAGACGTTAAACCAAATGATGGAGTCGCACGACCCTGTCATGGCTGGCTTTGACGCAGGAGGATAAACTATGAATATTTGGAATTGGATTACTTCAAACTGGCAAGAGATCGTTGCTGCCGTAGGCGGTATCGTTCTTGCTGCTCGCATTATTGTTAAACTGACACCCACCCCCGCTGATGACAGCTTCCTAGAAAAGATCGTTAATTTCTTGAAGACAGTTGGGTTGAATATTAAATAATCTTTTGTGCTGCGTGCAATCCTTGAGATCATCGCAGCCGTCTTTCGCATCATTCCAGGTTGGAAACAGAAGCGCACTCAGAACTTTGAGAACGAGTGGCGCGACAATCGCAAAGCTATCGATAGCGATCTTAGCGGTGAGTCTTGGTGGATGCGCAACAACGACACCAGTAACCCACACGACAGGGATAGTTGAAGAGCTGATGAAAGATCCGACTTACATTGAGATTCGTCGTGGTACTCCTGGTACGCGCGAATGGGCGAGGAAAGCCTTGAATGCGGTCAACGATCTTTCGTATGAATTAAAGACTGAGAGGAACAAATAAGATGCCGATCAATCAAGAGAAAAGCAATCGTCGCGGAGATTACTACCAGAGGATTATTGATTGTCTGAACCAACGCGAAACTTGGGAGAACCGCCAGCGGTTGTTCTATCAGGCTCGCTACTTTGGCGTGCGCCGTAAGGTCAAGCCTTGGCCTACAGCAGCCGACCTTCACGTTCAGTTGATCGACACAGCGATTGAGCGTCTCAAGCCATCCTTCGTCAACAGCGCGATTGGCAACGACATTCTTTCCAGCTTCGTTCCGATGCGCCAGCAGTTGACTCCGATTACTGTTACTGCGGAGCGTTGGTTTGACTACAAGATGCGCGAGCAGACCAATTTCCAGAAAGAGATTGTGTCGGTAATCGACAACTTGCTCCTCTATGGTCGCGGTGTGGCCAAGGTTGTTTGGGACGATCAAAACAAGCGGATCGGCTTCGAAGCCATCGATCCTTTTCATTTGATTGTTCCTCAGTACACCAAAGAACTTAAAGACGCAGACTTCATCGTCCACATCATTTCCATTTCCGTTGATAGCTATAAGACCAATCCACTCTACAAGCAGGACGAAGAATTCATCAAGCGCATTGCTGGCAAGCCGAACAATTCTGTCGGACTTCGCAGCGAGATCCAAGACGAGATCTATCGGCGTGAAGGCATCACGCAGGAAGCAGAGAATGATCGGATCATCTTGTGGGAAATGTACACTCCGTCGAAGGACGGATGGTTGGTTGAAACATACTCCCCTCTCGCAATCAACGAGAACGTGCGAAAACCCTTTACCCTCCCATACGAACACGGCGAACCTCCGTTTGTTGATTTCCCATATGAAATCACAGGTGGCGGTTGGTATAGTCCTCGCGGGGTAGCTGAGATCCTCCTCCCTGGCGAAAACCTCCTAAACAAGCTCAAGAACTCCCTCTCTGACTATGTAGAGCTGGCCAACCGCCCTGTTTTCGAAGCGCAGAATCCAGTATCGCTAAACACAGCGAACCTAAGGATGCAGCCTGGTCAGATCCTTCCGCAAGGATTAAAGCCTGTCCAGTTCAGCCAGCCTCCCTTCGACTTCCAGCGGTTGATGCTCGAAGAGCGTCAGCTCGCAGAGAATCGCATGGGCAACGCTGACTTTGGTGCTGGATCGCAGTTTAATACTGGAGACAGAAAAACTGCTGCTGAGATTCAAGCGATGCAGGGTCAGGCTGCTGCTTCTGGTGATTTGCGTAATCGCATCTTCCGAATGAGCTTGGCTCACCTCTTCCGTCAGTCTTGGGCGTTGTACGTCCAGTACGCCAAGGAAGATTTGATGTTCCGTTATGCTGACGATACTGGTCAGATGGTTCCTGAAGGAATCCATGAGCAGTACTCGATTGAGCCGAAGGGCGGACTTGACTTTATCAACCGCCAATTTGCATTGCAGAAATCAGTTGCTCGCATGCAGATGTTCCAAGGGAATCCCTACATTAACCAAGGAGAACTGGTAAAGTCAGTTCTTGAACAAGATGACCCTAGTCTCGTTAGAAAACTATTTACTGACCCGCAAGCAGGAGCAGGCGATCAAGCTGAAGATCAAGCGACAGAAATTGCGACCATGTTGGCCACAGGATTCCCTGTCGCGATTAAGCCTAGCGATGATCACAAAGCGCACATATCGGTTCTCTTCGCGTTCAAACAAGCAGCGCAAATGCGTCAGCAGCCAGTAGACCAGAGTGCGGTTCAGGTTCTTATGGACCACTTGCAACAGCACTTAGCTGCGCTGGAACAGACCGATCCGAATACCTCCAGGGCAATTCAGAAACAACTTCGCGATGCAGCCAAGCCACAAGTACAACAGCAAGGCCAAGCACCGCAACAAATCCAACCACAGGTAATGTAATATGGCGAAGAAAGAAAATAAACCAGCTAAGATGAAAATGGATGCGACTCCAATTGAAGGAGTTCGCAATCCTAATTTTGACTCGGCACTAGCGCAGCAGGATTACATGAACGCACTTGCGCAATTGGTAGCCGATCGCCAAGCGAGAGGCGAGATGCCAGGTCTAATGCCTGTTGGCGGAACAAGCATTTCAGCAGAGCAAATGCAGAATCTTTCACCAGAAAGAAGGCAACCTCTTGAGGCTGCGCTGGCAACACAGAACAATGCAAACATGGCTGGAACCCAAATGGCTGGTCAACCCATTCGCCAAAATCCTGCTATGGGTCAAATGGCAAATTACAACCAAATGCTTCAGCAGGGAATGCGCAGGAACCAAGACATGAACCAAGCAGTTCAGAACCTCGCAGCTCCTACTGGTCCAGCCAGAAGTTTCTCACAAGTTGTTGGCGGAGTTAATCGCATGAACCGCATGCCTAGACAGCCTCGCAATAACTTCCTCGCCCCTAGCAATCAGAAGCTAATTTAAGCTTTGACTTTATAGCTACATCCGCTTGTATTGGTGGATGGCAGTACCAGTAATGCGCGATGCATTCCAAGCTGAAGGCTTGGCAAAACTTTGTAAGTGGGCAAATCAGAATGGCGCGATTGGCAAGTGTGTTGAGATTGGGTCGTATAGCGGAGAAGGAACTGTGGTACTAGCTGATCATTTTAAGGAAGTATTGGCAGTAGATCCTTGGGAGAATGGGTACGATCCGAATGATGTGGCAAGCCATCAATGCCCAATGGAAGATGTTTTTAATGCTTTTACGGAAAGAACCAAGCCCAAGGGCAACGTAACCTTCTCTCGCGGTAAGAGTCTGGATGCGCTTGAGTTTGTTGCCGACGGATCGCTTGACATGGTTTATGTGGATGGTGACCACAGGTACGAAGGTGTGCGTGCTGACATAGATTTCTGGTTACCCAAGCTTAGAAAGGGTGGATGCATGACAGGCCACGACTTTAGCTTTCCAACAGTAAGACAGGCACTTTCAGAGACTTTCAAAGGCGATTACCTAGCCCTATTCCAGGGCGATAGCTGGGGGTACATAGTATGAGAAGACTACGCGCAATCCTGGCCTTTATCCGTCACCAGGAGTGGGTGGACGAGCCTAAGTGGGAAGCGGAAGATGAAAGAGCGTTAACTGGATTCCTTGGAAGTCTAACTGGCAAGAAGCTTAGTCTGATCCTTTTAAACCTTACTTTGCGTCAAAATGCCTCCGCAGTAGAGAAAGAAGCGAACTCACTTGCAGAGGCTTGCGGATATGCTAAAGGATTTCGAGGTTGTGTGGCGACAATTGAGTCGTTATGCAGCCCCAAACAAAACTCGCCCATCCTCGACAGCAGGGATGGGGCCGATGAACCTGCTGTCAATTAACCTGCTATTCAGAATGACTCCCTGAGTGGTGGTGTAAAGAAAGGGTCAACATGGCGGATTCCAAAGAACCAACTGAACTTGATATGCTGAAGATGGCAGCAGCATTTGACGCTGGGTTAGATGAAGTACCAGAAGATAATGTTGAGGCTACTAAAGAAGTTAAGCAGGAGGTTCCAAGTAGTGATAACTCGGAGAAACCTACGACTCCAGAAACCGCCGAAACCAAATCCACATCGAACGATGCGGTGGTAGAAGAAGTCAATAAGACTGAAACTACATCAACAAGCTCTTTAACAACGCAATCTGATGAACCCAAGTCAGAGTCAGCTTCCGAAAAGAAGCAAAGCAAGTACCAAAAGGCACAGTCTCGACTCGCCAAAGAGTGGGACGATGTCAAAGCGGAACGTGCAAGACTCCAGGCTGAGAGAGAAGCTATTGAAGCAGCCAAGGCTGCAAGGGCTAGTCAAGAAGCTCCTCCAGCAAAGACAGAAGCAAGTTCTAGCAAGTTTAGCGCGGAAGATTATCG